CTTCGCGTTCTGACGGTTCAGCGCGGTGGTAACCCGGCGCTGGTCGGCAAGGCTGATCTTCGAGGCGACCAGTGCGCGGCTCGCGACGCTGTTGGCGTAGAACACGTTGGTTCCGGCCTTCAGCACGTTGTAGCGCAGGGTCTCGACGGTCTCGGCCGCGTTTTCACCGAGCAGGTCGGTGGCTTCGGCGAAGACGTTGTCGGGGTGCGTCTCGTTGATGACGTCGGTGATGGTGACGTAGTCGCCGTACTGCGCCAGCTGGACGGTGTAGTCCTGATTGGCGAGCGTGCGACCTTCAGGCGTGACGCCTTCGGTCAGCGGCGTGGTCGACAGCGGCGTGTAGAACTCGCCCGACCCCGACCCCGCCGCGCCAGTGGCACCGGACAGGAAGTAGCGCCGGAACTTCGCAGTCTGCGTCGAGTTCGTCGGCATCGGGTAGGTCTGGCCGAACTTCTCGAACACGAGCAGCGGAAGCGCACGCTTGAGCATGCGAACAGTGCCCCAAGCAGCGACTGCAGGCGAGATGTCCCCGTAAGAAATAATCATGATTTAACCCCCCAGCAAGAAACTATTACGAAGGCGGTGCTGCCTCAGACGCGTACCGAGCGAAAGCAGAGTTGAAGTCTCCCGGGTCTTCCCCAGCAGGTACCTGCGTTCGATCGCTACTGACTGGGGCCAACGACTCCGCCGCTTGCTTGGCGAGGTTAGACAGCTCAGTTTTTGCGGGAGCCACCGGAGCTGGCGCTGGCGCTGGCGGAGCCCCGTCTGAAGCTGCCGCCTGTGCCGGTGCCTTCCCGGTGGCTGCCCGGTAACGCCCGATGAGGTCTACGACCTCCTCCGATGTCCCGGACTGCATAACCTGCTTCATTCCGGCTTGCAAGTAGGAAGGTTGTGTCTCCACCCAAGCTGCAACAGCCGGTTCTTCGTCCGCCGAATAGTCGGGCAGCGCCTGGCGCAGCTCGTTCTCGTGGACAGCGTTGCCCATCGCCGCGATCTGGGCCAGATGCGGCTGCAGGAAGCTGTGGACCTCGGTGAAGACGTACTTCATCAGGTCGTGGTATTCGCCGCGACGCTTGAGCGCCTCGGCCTGCGCGACATCGGGCCAGTTCTTCTCGTAGTCGGTCAGAACCGTCACTTCCTCCGGCGTGTACAGCGGAGGAGCTTCCTCCTGCTGTGCGACGGGAGCGGGTGCAGGCGGCGGCGTCTTGAGCTGCTCAGCCAGCTGCTTGACGATGTCCTCGGCAGTCGGCGCAGCAGGAGCTACGGGCGCTGGTGCGGGCGGCTGGACGGCTCCCTCGGGAGCCGGCGGTTCGTCGACTGGCGGCGTTCCAGCAGCTGGAGCTGCCTCAGGCGCAGGCGCAGGTGGCGGTACATCCCCACCGGGCACTTCGAGCGGTGCAGGTTCAGGCGCAGGCGGCGGCGGGGGCGGCGGGACCGCGTCGAATCCGGGCTCGTCAGAGGCAGCTGCTGCAGCAAACGCGTCGTTGAAGTTCGCAGGCTCAGCAGCAGGTGCGGGAGGCGGAGTGTCTGCGGCGGGGGTCTCGGCGGGCTTGGTAGCCATGAATTACTGCTCCTGAGCGGACTTCGGTTGAATGTTCGGCGGGGTTATCGTGAGTTCGCGGTATATCTTTGCAAGCTGTCGTGCACCACCCTGCAGTCGCAGCATATCCTCGCCTTCAGCAGACACAAGGCTTTCCTTCGCTTCGTCCGCCAACAGCTTGACTACCTCGACAACTGATCGCGCTATCGGATCATGCAGGCGTGCCGCCTCCCGCAGGTTTCCGAGCAGCTCGGCTACGCGCTCCCGAGGGGACTGAGCCATCTTGGTTCTCCATCATGGTGGTGGCTGTCTCGACCGACGTCTTGTCGGTCGCAGCCGAGTTCTTCTGCGCCTGCGACACACCCTTGAGCGCGTCGGCAAGGATCTTGCGGATGTTGGCCTCAAGCATCTTGTCCTGCTTATCCTGCTGCTCCTGCGCCATCTGCGCCTTGGAGTTCTGACGGGCAGCCACGACCTCGGGCGATACCAGCATGCCCTGCAGATCGCGCGATGCAAACTTGGCCTCGATGAACTTGCGTTCGTCGACATGATCGCGCTCGGTATCGGTCATGGTCTGGCTGAGCTGGTCGATCTGCATGCCCCGCACTTCCTTGGCGATCAGGCTGGTGGCCCCACGCGGGATCACGTCATAGTCACCTTCGGGCGCGAGGTCCGGGTTGAACTTCTTGTTGAAGTTGACGATCGACCAGATCACCGACTGGGTGAACCCGTCGAAATTGCGTACGATGTCCTTGAAGGGCAGCGCTGCATCCCCACGGAGGGCGCTCGCGCCCGCCGCGGTGCGCATCGGCTCGGAGGGCATGTGCGCCATGTCACCGCCGGTCGCGCCGCCGATGAACGTCTCCATCTCGCCAAACTCCATGAACATCTTCACGAGACTCTGCAACTCGGCGAGGTGCCCGTCGATCTCGATCCGGCGCACTGCTGGGAACTGCGAGCTGGGGCCGTCGTCGTCGCGATACCAAATCTTGTACGGCTGGACGCTGGTAAGGTCCTGATCCTGCCGCATCAGCGCGGTGTTGACTTCGAGGTTCGGCCCGCAGGTGACCGACGCGTTATCGAGGCTCATCCGCACCGCCGCGCAGATCGACAGCTGGCTGTCGCGCACGATGGAGGGCAAGCCGTTGCCGATAGGGCTGGTGTCGTCCTCGTCGAAGTTGAAGATGTGGACCGTCTGCATGTCGATGCCCAGCTTGCGCCAGGCGTTGACCTCGGCCTTGATGACCCAGTTCTCGATCATCCACAGCTCGGCCTCGACGTCGTCAGCGAGCATTTCGTCAGGCACCTCGGAGCCGGCCTCGCGCAGCGTCTGGGCGCTGACCGGGCCTTTCCAGATGACGATCTCATACTTCTCGCGGCCCGACGACTGGGCGCTGGTCTGCTCGGTGTTGATGGCAGTGCCCATCGCCTTCAGCTCGGTCTCCCAGCTCTTTGCCTTGAAGTTCCCACCGGGCAGCTGGACCAGCACCTCCTTGATCTGACGCTCGAAGAAGTCCTTGCGACTCGCGAGCTTGCGCAGGGCTGAGCGGCCGAGCACCTTGCGGACGAAGTAACCTTCGCCGGGCGGAGTGCGCGCGCTCATGTCCGGGTAGAAATCCCAGACCGAGAGGTTCTCGAACTGCGGCTTGTAGATGACCCGGGTGGTTGGCTGAAAGCCGCCGCCGGTCGGACGGCCGTCAGGACCCGGAGGGCCGTCAGGTGCCTTGAGCATCCAGCCGCTCTGCTCGATCTTGCGAACATAGGGTCCTTCGAGCACACCGATCCCGAACTTGATCCCGCTGTCACAGACCTTGCGGTTGAGGCCAACCCAGTCCCGGGTCTGGTCGCCGCCTAGTTCGAGCAGCTGGTCCTTGACGATGACCGTGATCGCAGCAGCCTGCTTGTCGGCCAGATGCCGAATTGCGGAGTCGATCAGGTCCTGCGTCAGCTCGGTGCTCTGGCCGCTCTCCTTGCGGATGGAGATCATCTCCTGCACCGCCTGCGCCACCATGTCCGGGCTCATGCTCGGCGAGGGCGACGCGTTCAGCTCCCAGTTGTCCTCGTTGCCGGGGAACATCAGGTTCATCAGGCGCGAGAGCATCGAGACGCACTTGACCCGCGTCAGGCGTGGGTACGCGCGCGAGCGGTTGGCCGGGAGCATGCGCTCGATGTCGGGGTCGTAGATGCCGAGGTACTGGCGCATGTTGCGCAGCCAGCGCTGCTCAGCGGGCATCCGTTCGGAGGCGAAGCGGTCGAACAAGGCCTTGTACTTGGCGCCGAGGTTACGCAAGACCTGCGTGTCGATCTGCCGCACCATCGGCGCGCCGTCCGGGGTGGCGTCGACCACCACAGGTGCATCAGTCGGGTCCGTGTTGACTTCGAGCGTCGGCACTGCCGGCACTCCGCGCGTCACCGTGTTCCCAAGCTGCTCTGCCATCGACTAGCCCCCGTCATCGAAAGTGGTAGTTACCACCGAATGTCCGCGGCGGGACGAACCCTCGACTCCCCCCGCTCGTCGGGGTGTATCGCTCATTGCGAACGACTTGTCGATGGAAGTAGCGGCACAGGTAGCCGAACGCGTCGCCTGGGTGGCTGTACGGGTTCTTCTCAGGCATCGTCCCGGCGATGTTTTCCTTCTTGTCGAGCTTGTAGCGCCAGCCGCCCTTGAGCGCCCGGGTAAGCATCGGACACGCCTTCTCGTCGACGACCAGCGAAGGCAGGCCCCCGACCATGCGCGTGCAGAAATAGTCGATCGCATCGAGCCGCAGCGGCAGCCGGTTGTTGGTCTCGATCGACACCGGGAACGCCCGCTTGATCGTCGCGAGGATGGTGTTCTCGTCGTTCGCCGAGCGGTTGTTGGCCGCAGGGTCCGGCGCGATGGTGAACATCCCGTCCCGCAGGCCCGGCATGTTGCGTGTGAGATAAGGCCGCAGCCGCTCGTTGATGAAGCGCCCTGCGCCGACCCCGCTGGTGATGATCTCGCCCAGCGTGTGGAGCCGTCCTTCGAGGTCTTCCTGTCCGAAGATCATGGCTGCGCCGCCGAGCCCGGGGTCATAGCCCCCGATCAGTGGCAGGTTCGGATCGAAGCGCAGTGGCGAGGCGGAGAGGTGCACCTTCGAGTTGAAGCTCTGGACGACCGGCTTGCCCGCGATCGAGTAACCCCACTCGGCCTCGATGAACTGCTTGACCCAAGCCTCGGACTTGTTCTTCGCCTGATTAGTGTAATAGGACCGTCCGCCCGGCAGGTTCTCGACATTTTCGGCCTGCTCGGAATATCCGCTGGGCTGGAGGAAGTAACGCGCGTTGCGCTCGTCCATGACGATGCGGTGATGCAGTGAGACGCCTTCTCCGGGCTGGATCACGCCTGCCCCGGTGTGCAGGTAGTCGAACCACCAGTTGTCCTCGGTAGACGGGTTGCTCGATCCCCACATCCCCCAGTTGGTCGCGCCGCCCTCGACCGCCGACGGATAGCGACCGCAACGAGCCGAGAGCGCGTCGACAATCGCCTGCGGGATCTCGACGAACTCGTCGATGATGGCGAAGGTCACTTCGAGGGAGAGCACGCGCGCGACGTCCTGCGGGGTGTCGAGCGGGCGGAACAACACCTCGCACTCGACGTCACCGTAGCGCAGGGTGAACTTCTTGTTGGTGATCTCCCAGCTGCCCGCGAGGCCCGCCTTGAACCACGTGAACCAGCTGTTGAGCGTGGTGTCGACCAGCTGCTGCGCGGTGTTGCGCACGATCACGGCGCGGGACCGGCGAATGCCGTCCGGCCCGGGGGCCTGCATCTGCGCCATATAGATCAACTTCATGAAGATGCCGGTGGTCTTGCCTGACCCGACCGGCCCCACGATCCAGTCGTAGAACAGCTCGCCGGGCAGGTAATCCTTGATAAACCGGCTGATCGTCGGCGGTGGTGTATAGTTGATCTGCTGTGCCATGAAGCCCCTAGTGGACGGTCCCGCCGCGCCCGTCGAATGGATGGTGGTTAAGCACCCCGTCCTGATTGTATTCCGGCCGGCACCAGCACGTCTCCCCAAGGATATGCTGCCGCAGGTCCGCGCCTGGCACTACGTTGGGTACCGATCCGACGATCATCCACCACCCCAGATCGCCGTCCGGGGTGGGACCGTCCGCAAGCACTGATCCGTCAGGATGGGGTTGGGTCACGGAAGAAAATCCAGTCGGTTGCGAGGAGGTCGTCACTGCTGGCGTGGTACGGCATCGGCAGCCCGTCGGCCTTGTTCTTCGTGATGATCGCCCCGTTCGGCCCCTGCACGATCCTGACGCCTGCCTGCCATTCGCTGCGCGCGACTGCCCGCCCGGTCCTGATCTCGGCTATCGCCGCACCGATTTCCATCCTCGTCTCCTGCTTCCTGCGCAAATGCTGCTGCGAACGCTTCGAGGTCACCCTCGTCTAAATACTGCTCATACCACGGGTGTTCCGGGTTCCAATCAGAGCCGATGATGACGGCGCCGTTACCATCAGCCATCAGTAATCGCTCCCTAGATTGATCTGGATATTGAGCGCGTTGCCGATCGAACCGACGACCTGACCCTCGCCGTTGGTCTTCGGATCGTAACCGGCCCAGCGTGCGGTCAGCTCGACCAGCTTGCCCTTGACCGCCGGAGGCACCTTGTCGTGGCTTTCGCGGACCATCTTGAAGACCTCCTTGAGGTTCTCCTCGGCGATCAGCCGTGCCTTGAGCTTGAACCCCATCCCGTCCTGCCGGACCATCTCGCAGGCACCGGCCAGCTCCTTCATGAATACCGGGTTCTTGGGCAACGCTGCCCACTCGGTGTCAGTATAGCCGTACTCGATCTGGAGTTCCTGAGGTGTCGCAGTCTTGAGGGCCAGCTCGACCGGCAAGGTCGGAGGCCAGCTCAGGGTCGTCGGGTCCTTCGAGCCACCCAGATAGATCGGCAGCTCGCTCTCGCCGAGGATGTTGCTCAGTGCGTTCATGGTGGGACGCTACCTTACGTCGGCTGGACTGGCAAGAAGCGGCTGTTCCGGCGTCGTGGGAGCCACCCACGTCATGCTCCCGCAGGGACGCCTACAGCATGACCGCTGGCGCACCAATAATCAAAAAGTCCCGGGGGTGCAATGTGGACTGCACCCCCGGGGATCAAGGTTGGGAGAGGATGCCAATGAAGGCACGGACGTGAATAGAGGGACCCGGCGAAAATACCAGCCAGATTTTTTCGTGGCGGTAGGCATATTTCAGCGATTTAAGTATTCGGCTCGGACATGCCTAGTCCCTAGAAAATTTTGGGAAATCGTTAGCGAGCGACCGTGTATCACACCACCCTTGCCTGAACTCTTTCCCCCTTGGGGGGTGCCGCCGGGAGAAAAGAATGCTTAGTGCCCTGCCGCTCTCTAGTGTGTGACAGTGGGTGCAATACTTGCTAAAACTGTAAGGCAAGGCAAGCAATGGTGCCTGCCTTGTGTCACTGTCAGGTAACCTGACAATCAATCGAAGGACTATTAGTTATGACTGCTATCAAGAAAATCGCCGCCCCTGCATCTAGCAAGCTGGCTGTCACCGTTGTTCCCGCGTTCACTGGCAAGGGTGCCATGAAGCGCGCTGCAGCGTTCGGCACTATCGCCGGGCTCTCGTTCAGCGAAGACAAGAGCCGCAGCGCTACGATTGCAGCAGCTCGCACTGCCCTCGGCAACAATCCGAGCCAGCTGGAAGTCGATGCGGTCAAGGTGCAGTATATGATCGGCCGCGTAGCGTCGCGCCTGCCGCTCAACGCACGTGGCAAGGCCCGGACTGACCTCGATCTGTTGGCATTCGCCGAGGACTTGATCGTCCGCTATGCCATGCCGCTCGATCCTGCAGTGAAAAGCCCCAAGAAGCTGCACACCAGCAAGATCGGGTATCGCACTGCCGATCAGCACAAGGTCGTCCGCGCTGCTAACGAAAGCTGCAGTCAGTTCCTCGCCGAACTCGGTCTGAACAAGGCAAAAACGCAGGCCGAAAAGAACGCGTCCAAAAAGACTGCCAACGCGCCGAGCATGGCAGGCAGTGGCAAGGGCAAGGGCAAGGCCGTACCGCCAGCACATGCTGAGCTGGTAACGCCGCGACCGATGACCCCGGCGGACTATGTGCAGCACATGCAGACGCAACTGTCCGCCCTGCTGGCATTCGACAACAAGTATGCCAAGCTGCGACCGACTACGCACGGTGTGTTTGCCGAGCAGCTTGCCGCGCTCAAGCAGACTGCCAACGCTGCGGCCAATGACTTCGCACTACGCGAAGCCGCTGCCAAAAAGTAACACACCTCGCCCCTAACTAGGCCCTGCCGCTCAATTGAGCGGCAGGGCTTTTTTGCGTCTATCGTCCGCGCGCCTGCCCGCGCCTGCCCGTCACCAGCTATAGGGCCAGGCTCTAGGCGCACACCAGCCCGACCGAACCGAACCGAACCGTTCGGTACTGTAGTACACAAGGAGACGGGTGCGTAGCTTTCGCCGATCCTGTCAGGTTACCTGACATTCATCCGCAGCGGTACTGTAGTAGATGACGGGTGCGCACGGATGGTTCGAGGCACGCCTCCGCAGGCGTCTCACTATACATTTAAGGCTCCGGGGGGTCACGCTCTGTAAGGTGTCAGCAGTTCGTCGCTATTTGCCTAGTCGGCGAAACATGACACGCACGTATAGTCGATGCCTAGTCGACGAACTGCTGACACATTACAGAGCGTCACGAACTGCTGACACATTACAGAGCGCGCGCTATGCACGCCTGTCAGGCTACCTGACAGTTTGCCGACGCGAAAATGCCTAGTCGGACTATTTACTTGCTAGTTTTGAATCCTGATTTGCAAAAACGGATAGATAGTTGGCTACTTTTTTGTATAGTCGCACGCTCCCACGTATCGTAGCGTTGGCGGATCGACGGATTTCTGCGGCTTACACCACTATGCGTGTGAGCCCACAAATGGCGATTTGCTCAACTTGCTATACTTGCTAGTTCTAAAATAGGATATACGCATGAAGAAACATAGTCGGCCCGCATATCGCTGTAATCCACGCTATCCGCGCCGCCACAGATCGTTATATCGCTAATCCATGCCTAGTCCGCCCCACTATGTATTACGTGTCCTTTTTCGTCGAGCAAGTACGACTAGTATAGCAAGTTGCCTGTTTAGCCGCAGAAAACCGTCACTTCCAGCTATCCAGTTCACTAGCGGTAATTTCTGGACTAGCAAG